ATTAGGAGGTATGTAGAAATGGATATTACAGCTATTGATATACCAAGCACAGTAACAGCAATTCTGACCATCATTGTCGCCGTTGGCGGCGTCCTGGGCAAGACCTACATCAGCAAGGCTCTGGCCGGCGTGGCTCTGCTCGCGGACATCCTGGTTGATGTCGGGCAGCTAATGATCACCATCTCCAAGGCTGGCGAGGACGGGGCCCTCTCTCCCGAAGAGTGGACTGCCATCAAGGAGCAGGCCCGAGAGATAGAGCAGACACTGATAGCCATTCAGGGCAAGTTTGGCACCATCTTGGGCTGACCTTCCCTCTTCTTTTTGCCCGGTGGACAATGACAGGCAAAGTGTCAAAGCAATCCACTGCCGGATATATGACTTGTGCAAATATAAACGCTTCCGGGCCTTTGGCAGGTTGAAAATATGGCTGAAGATTGTGATCCGGCGGTTCTCCATGCAAGGGTATGCGTGTTGGAAGCCGATAACAAGCGGCATGATTCTGAGATAGGGCAGTTGTGGGGCGACGTGAGTACGCTAAAAGCATGTGCCGCCAGCCTGCCAGAGATGAAAGACGACGTTTCCCAAATCCGTATAGCGGTCGATCAGTTCAAGGACTGGATGACCCGCGAGGAAGGAGTCCGGACCGGGAAACAAGCGATATGGGCGACCTATCGCGAGCCTATCCTGAGACTGATCTACTTCTTGGCCAGCCTAGTTGTACTAGGGATATATGAGATCTGGCAGCACCTAGCGGGGACGGTCTGAATGAGGCTCACAGATCTGGATTGGCGGGAAGTCCTGAACGAATGGGAAGTAGGAGACCTCATGTACCTCCGGAGCATCATCGATGAAAAGCTTTCAATGTGCTCGCGGCGCAAGGCAATCATCAGGAGGGAGTAATCATGTCGGTCCTCATCTCGATTTTCCCGATGGCTGGCGAGGTTATAATCTATATCTGGAAGGCCATAGAACCCGACATGAAAGATCCGTTTTGGGAGGAATGAGATGATCACGGATGACGACCGGGAACGGTGGACCGATGAGTCCGCCACCAGTTTCCGTTTATGGGCCTCTGCAGAAAGGAAATCCAAAAGTATCAAGATAACCCAATTCGACCCTTCCCCCGTTATCAGGAAGGTGTTTTATGAAGCCGGCGATGCCCAGCTAGACGTTCTGTCTGAAGAGTTCGGCGTGGGCTATCGCTTCGACTTGAGATCGGCAGAAGCTGAGGCCTGGATCAGCGAATACTCCGGGCAACAGATAAAATACATTTCGGCTACCAACCAGGCGGCCATCCGGCAGATCAAGCTCATCGCATTCCAGGAAGGCATGACCATTCCGGAGCAGAAGAAGCTCATCAAGGAGCATATTGGCCTACTGCCTCAGCACGTGGTCGCGGTGCAGAACTATGAGGCGAACCTGCGAAAGTCTGGGATGGACGAAGGCTCTATAAGCCGGCTGACTGAGAAATACAGAAAAAAGCTCATCAATTACCGGGCTAAGATGATTGGCGTAACCGAAGGCATGGCAGCCAGTAACGAGGGTATCAGGAAAGCCAATGAAGATGCCATGAAGCGCGGTATCCTACCAGCAGACAAATATGAGCAGGTCTGGATTGCATCCGGGCTGCCCAACACCTGTGACCAATGCATGGCCGCGAATGGCAGCGCCGCTCCAATCGGCGGAACATTCCCGAACGGCTCCCGTGGCCCGCCCATACATCCTCATGATCATTGCACAGTCATAATTAGGAGGAAATGATGCCCAGAGTAACATGGAACGGTGAAGCCCTGGCGGCCAGAATCCTGTCGTCCGTGGTGGATGGTGCCGAAGAGTGGGCGCGGGCCGATGCTATGCCTCTGGCCGTGGAGAATTGCCCGATTGACCAGGGCGCGCTCAGAGGGTCTCAGACTGTGAAAAGAGAGGACAATTCTGTAATCATGGGCTTTGGGGGACAGGCAGCACCGTATGCACTGATTGTCCACGAGGACCAGACGGTTTACCATCCAGTGGGGAAAGCAAAATTTCTGGAAGACTCATTCAACGAAAAGCTGCCGGATCTTCCTGAAAAAATCGTAAATAGAATCAAGGGGTCACTATGACTATTGTATGGGATATGATGGATGCTCTGATAGCGGCAGGATATGCTACAGAGTTTGGAGTCGACATATTCTATCACTACTTCCAGCCAGAGCCGACCGCCCAGCTCATGGTCATGCAGAAGCGTGGCCTGAACCCACTTGTGACGGTAGACGATGTGACCTCCCAGCCCGGCCTCCAGGTCTACGTGATAGACAGCGACTTGGAAGCAGCGGAGATCAAAGCCGAAGCTATTTATAATTATTTCAAACTGTTGAAAGGCGTCGTGGGTCAGGCCATCTATGCGTCGGGTGTCCCGGTGTTCCTGGGGCCGATAGGCGATGGCCGATATAAGTTTGTGGTGGACTTCCAAGTATTTGGAAATTAATTCACATGTTTTTATCATTACCAGTTTAGTATAGAAAGTATTACCTCAGAGGTGTAGAAATGACAAGTGCGATTAGTGGAATGAAAGGCTCTCTTTGGGTATGCGCTACAGAAAATGGCTCATACGTAAAATTGGCTGAGTTGATAGACTGCAAACTCAGGATATCCGGGGCGGAGATCGACACAAGCAACGTTGATGACTCCGGGTGGGGCTCGAGCATCGCAGGCGCGAGGAGCTGGGAGATTAGTGCTAACAGCAACTTCATAGTTGCCGATCCTGCTTACATACTCCTCATAGCCGCACAGATCGCCAATACAGATGTCTGGTGCATGATCCTCACGGATGGGACCCCCACATCCTCGCCAGTGGGCTGGAAGGGCAAAGGCGGCCTGAGCAGTACTGATATCGATGTGGCGGGAACCAAGACCCAGCAGAAAGTCGCATGGACAATCAAGAGCAGGGGCGCATTAGCCGCCGCGACCTGAGGCTGATAGATGACCTCAGCCGTGAGCGGCCTATCCGCCGCTCTTTTTCGGGATGAGCCGGAGGAGTATGTCGTCACGGCGAACCTCGGCTCTAATCGGGATATTTGCTTTGCCTCAAAAAATGGAACAGATGCCAGCGTAGAGATCATTGTCTCCGGAAACAACACGCCTCTGAGCATTTCAGACAGTGGAACGAAGATCACTATCAACAGTGCTACAAACTCAGGGGGAGTGGCCACCAGCACGGCCGCTCAGATTGTAGCCGCATTCAATGCAGATGCTGAAGCGGCTGCTCTCTTCACTGCTCGCCTCCCTCCGGGATCTACTGGCACAGGTGTGACCGGGGCCATGTCCGAAACCACCGCAGCCGATGGGGTCGCCGAGACGGGCCTGGCGTGCACGGACTCGGGTGATGGCCGGACGTTCCAAGCCGCTGCAGGATCGCGGTATTGGGATGACGGCGAAGCTCTAACCGTCTATATCGACGGAGTCAAGGCCACAAGCGGGTTCACTGTAAATTACTTGCAAGGGAAAGTTACTTTTGACAGTGACCAGACCGGCAAGACCATAACCGTTGATTGTGTCCGCCGCTCTCTTTTGGCATTCCAAAAAGTGTTTGGAATGTTCGAGGGCAAGCTGAAGATCTCGGGCAAGGAGATAGACACTTCCTCAGTAGATGATGATGGGTGGGGTTCCTCACTGATCGGCTCTCGGTCCTGGGAGCTAACAGCCGGAACTTTCTTCTACGATGGCGGCATACCTATAACTGCCCTGGCAGTTAAGTATCTGTGGAAGTTCTACAGTGTCCTTTCCACGGTGCCGCTATGCATTGGATGGGGCACTATAACCAGTATCGACAACATGACCGCCAACCCGAACGAAGCCCAAAAGCAAACCATAACCGTGAAGGGCGCGGGCGAACTGTTTATGGAATGAGCACCAAGAGCCGCAATGAAGGGCTTTCTAGTAGCCTGGAGCGGCTCTCCGAATCATTTTTTTAGGAGAGATAAACAATGGAATATGAAATAATTCTTAATGACAGGCCCATTAACTGGACTTTTGGGGCCATGAAGAAGTTTGAACGCGACTGCAAGAACATCCTGCGAAGGATGGATATCAAACCAGCTGCGGACCATACCGGCTATATGCTGGCGAAGTACTCCAAGATTGCAGAGGTTATGGAGGCGGCTGTCTCCGCTGCAACCGGATTATCTTCTGTGGAAGGCAAGAAAGGCGAGCCCTCGGAAGCCAGCCAGGCCATTGACGCCTACCTGCAGGACGGCGGAACTCTTGAAAATCTCCAAAGAGGCATGTATGAAGCCTTCCTGGAGAAAAACGACCCTTCTATTATTCCTCCCTGGTTGGAGGAGATCAGCCGAAACGAGGAAGCGGTGAAAATCAGCCAGGAGAAGGAAGCTCTCCGGGTGGAGATTGCCCGGCTGGAGCTGGAGAACGACCGGAAGAAGCTGGCCGAACTTTCTGGAAAACAGTCCACCGCGTAGGGCTGATCGATCTGGGCCTCCTCCCAGATCAACTATACAATCTTTCTACTAATGAGCTTCGGGCGCTCCATGAGCACCGGATGCAAGAGAAAGCCTGGGAACGTGAGACCGCCGCTTTTGAGGGCTTCTGCGCGGGCGCTGCTTTTGCTTTAGCCTGGAATGGAAAGCTAGGCACCTTTTCAGAGTTCTACTCCACCGACAAGGCGGAGCCCAAGAAAGAAACCACGTCCCAGGAATATATAGACAGATACAACTCCTGGAGCTGATCATTTTTGACTGAAGTCGGACGAATTACAGCAATCATAGACGGTGACATATCCAAGCTCACCTCCGCCCTGAACCTGGCCAGGTCACAGGCTACCAATGCCGTCGCCGGTATCGAGACCGGCATGAAAGGCGGCCTAAAGAACGGTCTGGCAGGGATCAACTGGAATGCCCTGGGCATGGACACGGCCAGCGATTATCTCCGGGGCATCACGGCTGGCATGGGGCCGATTGGGACCGCTCTCGAGGGAGTGGCTACTGCGCTCGGGCCTACCGGCATGGTTGCCGTTGCCGCTATCGCAGGCGGGGCAATCATCGCGAAGGCTGCCTATGATGCCGCTTCTGCCTGGGAAGCCGGGATGGCGCAGATCAGCAAGACCACCGGCATAGAGCGGGGTTCGTCTGGCTTCAATGATCTATCGGAGGATCTAAAAGACCTTTATGCGACGATG